TTGGTTGTGCCGCGCTGCCGGTAGTAGATGATTCTATGCCCTCAATTTTGCATGGCCACGCTGAATATTCTTTACCTTGCCACCAAATGGATTTTGCTGGCAGCTTCGATTCATCGCCTTTTGCGGCCAAAATTTCTGCTTCACTGTGTGGAATGTTATACGCATGAAAGCGCAGCACTTCGCCAGTGCCAAATGCAGTTCCATCCACTTCGAAAACGCGAACGGTGTTGCCCGGCTCCAGTTTCTGATAATTACTATTCAGACTCATGGTTTAAATGCCTGCACAAAAGTAGCGTCGAGGTTATATATTTTATTCCCCATCGCCTTGGGTTTGTATGTTTCACAGCGGTAAAGGCCTACGCTTTCCAATGGCGGTTGCCACTGAAAAGCCCGGGTACCATTGTGGGCATCCAGAAAAGCTTTTATGCCTAAAATGTACGCTTCGCTGCCAGTAAAACTCAGCGCCCATTCTTGGCTGCGTGGATTCGGTCCATCCCCTGCAACCTGTGCGTATCCGTTACCAAACTGCACTTTTCTGGTTCTAAAGGCGGTGTCCGCTTCAGCATCCAGTCGCGGACACCAATCAAAAACCTCAATCGCCATAGTTATCTGCCTTTAGCCATATTCCAGATATCACCACCCGGCGTGATATCTCTCATGACGTTCTGCTTGTATCGCATGTCAACGAAAGCGCCGATCTCTCTACCGAATTGCTCCCAACCACCAGATGATTGAGTTGACGCATTCCCACTGCCATCAATAGTGATATAGACCTGCGGTGCTCCCGATGTACCTCCCCCGCTTACACCACCAACAGCACGAACACCAAGCGAACCATCAGCGGCACGGGTTAGAGGCATGATCGCTTCAGGACCGGCTTCTCCCATGAGGCCTGCACCTTTGGCAAATGCGAACGTTGTTGGTGATCTGACAATATTATTGCTGAATGCACTGAGGGAAGGTGACTCATAGACACCGCCTTTAGCATTAGCAACATAGGATTGATATCCGGTAGGCATACCCATTGCACCAACACTGCCAGCAGCTGATGCGCCAGTGCTGGCTGCACCAACAGCAGCACTACCAACTCCACTGGCAACAGCACCAAAAATACTGCTCACGGTGTTTACCAGTGCCATTTGAAGTGCAACTTTTGCGATCATCTGCAGGACAGATACACCCCAGCTTTTCCAGTCTGCTTTGCTGCTGGTTAACATTGAAGTCATGTTATCCATAGCACCATCAAGCGTTGAATTTATACCGCTTGAAACAGTTCCAGATATGTCTCTGGCTCCGTCCATCCAGTTCTGATAGCCCTTCGACACACCGTTAAGCCAATCGGACTCCGATGCGGCAATCGCCTGATACTTTTTATCGAGGTCATCTAGCGCCTGCTGACGGGCAGCAATAGCCGCCGAACCTTTATCCGTTTTGTCGAATACCCGTTCTACCTGCTGCTGATCGTCGTATCGGCTCCGCTGGCGATCGCTCATGCCAGCGGTGTCGGTAGTCTGCGCGGCGTCATCACGGTATTTACGGGCGGCATCGGTCAAATCTTTAAGCGCTTCGGTTTGCTCACGCTGCTTGCGAACGTTCTCTTCAGCACGCTGTGTCCAGGTGGCAAGCTCTGCCGAATTATCCCGGATAGCTTTGCGTTGCTCTTCTGTCCATTTAGCACCCGTCTGATGCGATGCCGCGTAGAGTTCAGATGCTTTTTCACCTTCGGTGGCGCGAACCTTCTGCACTTCAATGGCAACGCTGAGGTCGGCCATTTTACGTGCATAGTTTTCTGACTGCTGCGCCGCAGCCCGCTCCTCTTTCTCCTGCTCACTGATGGCCTTTTTACCTTCACGCAGCGACTTGTTCAGGTCTTCCTGTTTCTGCCAGGCCTGTACAGTGTTGCTGATGAATTTCTGCCGCGACTCGGTATATTCAGGCGTGTTGGTCAGCCCTGCATCATCAGCCGAATATTCCGCCTGACGCCTGACGCGGTCAGCGCCGGAAAGACCAGCCAGTTCGTTTTCACGCCCAGATTTTTGCAGCAAATCAGCCTGTTTTGACGTGAGCTGAGCCGAAGGAATGCGGAAAGGCGCGTTTGCCAGATTGGTTCGGGTGGCAAGCAACTCATTGCCGAGCGAAAGCAGGCGGTTAAATTCCGTGTGCTGACCGTTCATCATCAGCAGCGACTGATAAGCCGTGTTTTGCTGAGCGGCCTGCTGTCTGATTAAATCCACGCGGCGTGTTTCAAGCACCTCCAGCACAGACTGAACTTCCTGTGACTTCTCCTGCATCTGGTTAAGTCGCGCCTGCTCCACTGCCAGCTCAGAAGTAGCCTGCTGCATGCCGGTCGATACTTCCTCAACGCTCGTCAGATAGTTGATGAGGAAACCACCAACGGAGGGGCCCGGGCTTGCCATTATCTGCTGATAGCCCTGAATCTGCGTTTTGAGCTTATCAACCTTTGCGGCTTGATCGTCGATCAGCCGGTTCTGTTCGGTCATCGACGTTCGGGTTTTTGTCTGCGTGTCGGAAACTTCCGGCAGGCTCATGCCCGGCGCTGCTTTTCTCACATCATCCAGCGTTTCGATGTACGCGCGCGCTGATTCACGCGCCTGCTCCTGCCGCTGATACATGGTGTACCAGGCACCGGCACCCAGCATCAGCAGTCCGGGAATGCCGCCTACCAGACCCAGCACGCCGCTGGTAAGCCGCGAACCCACTGATGTTATGCTGTTCAGTCGCTCCTGTGCGGCGGCTCGCGCATTCACATTACGCGTAAGCACAGCCTGCGTTGCGGCCAGACGGCGCTCAGCCGCTTCCTGTGTCGCGGTTCCTCTTGCGGCTGCAACAGCCTGCTGCGCACGATAAACAGCCGCGCGCGCTCTAGCAGTTGAAATCTGTGTGCCACGGATTTGAGCCTGCGTGAGTGCTACTTCGCTCTTATACGCCGTTACGATACCGGCAGAAGCAGAGATTGCGCCCGATGCCATACCTCCAAAGAATTTTGCGGCACCGACAGCAACCAGCGCACCGGCAACCGTAGCCACCGAATCGATATTTTTCGCCACACCTTCCAGCACGCCAGAAAGTGACGCCGTGACGCCGGAGGTAGTATTCGCCTCACCTACCCACTGCTGGAAGGCGTTCTGTACTTTAGTGACCGAGCCAGAGACCGATTCAGGCAGGGATGAGAACTCGCCCCGCAGCTTATCAAGCTGGCTGGTCAGCGCAGGAACCACTTTATCAATGGTAAGCTGGCCCTGATCGGCCATTGCTTTCAGGTCTTTTCGCGCGACCCCCATACCGGCAGCAAGCGCACGAATAACACGATCGCCGGATTCGTTCACGGCGTTGAATTCTTCGCCGCGCAACACGCCCTGAGCAAGCGCCTGGCTGAATTGCGTGATAACGGAGCTGCTTTCCTCAGCACTTGCCCCGGAAAGCTTCAGACCGGTAGACACCGCCTCTGTTACCTTCAGTACTTCCTGCGCGCTGTAGCCAAACTCACGCATGGATGCAGCAGAGCGCGAATAAAGGTTGGCGTTGTCGTCAAAAGCGGTGCCGGTGCGCTGGCTGATATCCATCAGCGATTTCTGTACGGTGGCAAACTCACTGGTAGACTGAGAAGCCTGCTTAAGTCGCGCGTTTACCGCGTTCCAGTTATCGGCCAGTTCGATAAGATGACCGGCTGCAAACGCACCAGCAAAGACGCCCGTCATTTCCAGCGCGGTCTCTTTAGTAGAAACCAACTGCTCGTTCAGCTCCTGAATCGCGCGCTGGCTTTCTCGCGCGGCCACAGCGGCACGACGCCCGCCCTGTTCCATCGTCCGGTAGTAATCGGCACCCATTCGTGAGGCGCGCGCTATCTCTGACTGGAAAGAACTGGAGTTCGCAGAGATTTTGATAATCAGTTCGCGCAGCGTTGCCATAGTTCACCCTGTAAATCCCGCTGGCGCGGGTAATTAAAGACCTGCCATCCAGACTTCAAGGCCGCTGGTTTCTTTCTCTTCTTCGGCTTCGCCCCACTTCAGCTGCAAATCGCTAATGGTTGTTTTAGCGCCCTGCGAATTCATTACGGCAGCGGAAATCTGCGCAGCCTGAATATCACCGCGAAAGTCCCCAATAGGGCTGAGGCGGTCATAGGCGATCCACATTTTCAGCTCACTGGCGCTGAGGGTTTCGCGAATTTCTTTGAGAGTTCGCCCAAGGCGCAGCGCCAGAGTCATCAGGAAGAAAGTCAGCGGCTCTTTTACTTTGCCTCTGCAGTTTCCTGTGAGATGCCCAACTTAAGCGCCTGATTAAGAAGGCGGGTATGCACCGGACCATAGATTTCGGAAACAATGGACTCGTCATCATCACTGAAAACACGATCGCCGTTCTCATCGAGCAGAACATCAATGAGCATCACCACGTCTGCGCTCTTGTTGCGAAGAAACGTTTCCTGAGGTGTTAGCTTGGGTTCTGTTTCACCCTCCGCCAGTTCCGGTGACATAATTTCTCGAAAGCGCATCCACGCTTCGCCGGAAGGCTCACGCAGCATCACTTTTGCGTCATCCCATTCGGGGACGGTAATTACTTTTGAACGAAACCCTGACGATGGAGCAAGCGCCAGAGCGCGTAATGAAGCCGGTGATGCGGTGGTTTTTTCGGTATTCGACATTTCATATTCTCGGTGAGCGAGTTATTGCGGATAAAAGAAAAGCGGCCGGAGCCGCTTATGAACCTGAAGCAATAATTGTCTTCGGCTTGCCACGCACGCGCAGCGAGTAGGTAGCGCCTACGACTGACGATGTGGCCGCAGACCAGGAGCTCTGACGCACTTCAACCAGCACATAAAAACCGTTGCCTGATGCGAAAACAACGCGCAGCGCGCGCAGCTCATCGTTTTCATAGGCGGTTTGCAGTGCCTGTTGAGCCTCTTCATCACCGACCCAGTTACGCGTAATGCTCATCTCAGCCGGAGCGGCGAGACCGTTCGTTTGCTCCTGCTCAGTGGAGCAAAGCGTGGTAACGTCAATGTCACCTTTCTGACCACCTGTATAGCTGATCTCTTTCGTGGCGCAGGCGGCTTCAAGCCAGCTAACGCTGGCAGTGGGAAAACCGGAGTCCGTAAAATCTTCAGCAGTCACTGGCGCGGCAGAGACGGCAAAAGTCATCCCCTTTGTTACTTCGTATTTGCTGCTCATGTTTTCTCCAGGCGTAAAAAAACCGGCTTATGCCGGTCATGGTTGATGGGGTTGGTTATTGCTGGCTCTGAACTTCCAGCGTGGCGCGGTATAAGCCAGTGTCAGGCTCGTAACCGTTTCGCTTTCGCATCTGTGAGAACATGAGGGCCGACAAAGCGTTCACCGCCTGTTCGCGAATATTTCTTGCCTCATCCGTGGTCAATGCGTAGACATCAACCTGCAGGGTGCCATTTTCTTCCGCTGGTCCGCACAGTGTATCGCCGTATGTTTCACTTACGATCGTGAAGATTACCCAGGGTGGTTTTACTGAAGGTTCACCCTCAGCATTAAGAGGGACTACGTAAGGATAAACCTGACTACCGGCGATCCCGCTAATTAGCGGGTAGATGTCGGATTCGGTCATTTGCTCATTACCTCGTCTAGGGCCTTAAGCATCTCTTCGAATGCGGCTTTAGATGCCTCTTCCTGTTTACTGTCAAAGGCTGGCCTGACGAACGGTTTCGCTGACATCTTTGATGTGCCTTCTTCCAGAAAACGCCAGTAAAATGCGTTATTCGGTGAAGCCGCTTTCATCTTGTTATCGCTATTGCCCGTATCAGGATTAACACCACGAATGTGAACACCCGCCACCGCCGTGCCCTGCGCACCTTTACCGAACAGAACAACGATGTTCCTTTTCAGCTTTCCGGTCTGAACCGGAGCTGTGTTGGCAACCTCTTCGGCTACCAGTTCGGCACCCGCTTTCACAGCGCGACGTAATACCTGACGGCTTTCAGCTTTACTCAGTATCTCAAGGTCTCGCGACAAATCAGCCAGGCCGGAAAAATCGAGGTCGGTTGTGATCACGTTTTCACCCCCTGTTTACAGAGAATTTCCAGCCGCGTACCTGTGGCATTCGGAACCGGCGTGCCAGATACATCAAGCACCCAGCCTTTAAGCGGTCCACTTGTGCAAACGAGGCGAGATGCTGCCGTGATATCTGCCCGGTAGCGCATCCAGACTCTGATAGTTGCTTCAGATTTTTCAGCGCCAGACGTCATAAGTTCACGCCCGCTGATCGCCTTTACTTCTGCCGGACAACCCGTAACCACATCAAACCATTCATCTTTTGGCTGACCGGATGGAAGCGTTATATGTCGGGAATTCTGAATGGTTACGCGGTGACGGAAACGTCCTGGCTCCATTAGCTACCTTCCTCCGGTTTAATATCTTCTTTCCCGCGCCAGTTTCGGTGAATAAACATCAACCGCTCTGCTGTCGCGTTTTCGTAAAGCTGTACTTCGCTTTGCGCCGTCCGGTGTTCAAACATATCGGCGAAGCACAGCAGCACGGCACCTTTTACGGCGGCGGGAATGTCAGAAGCAATTTTCCATGCTGGCTCATCGCACCAGCGGTAGCAGTAATCAAAAGCAGCCTGAGCGTAGATGGTGATCAGGTCGTCGCGATCATCATCCTCAAACTCAATCTGCTGCTTCAGCAATTTCAGACTTAAAACGTCTAATACATCTATCGCCATGCGTTATAAGGGCGGGTGTCCCCGCCCTCCCTCATCAGGAACCAGAAGCAAAGGTGCCCTTGATGATTGCAGTCGGGCGATAGTTAGCCAGCGCAAGGCGCTCTTCACACAGGATGGTCAGCATGTTTTTCACGAAGTTGTCGCGGTCTTCACGGCTGACTTCCACGGTTGCATCCATGCGATCCCATACCTGAGACGCCATGTCGAAACCACCAACGGTGAACGTGCCCGCTACTTGCGCCTTAGTTGGCACAACCGGCAATCCCCACATGATGTTACTTGTAAATGCCTGTGGACCACCGAAGATGTAACGACCATCGCCATCTTTAAGCAGCGCGATATTGTGCCAGTCGCGAGGGTTAAGGATGATGCCGGAGGCGCTGAACTCGGATTCAGTCACCTGGAAGATCGCGTGAGCGATGATATCGGCGCGGGTATCACCTGTTGCGTTCAGCGCTGTGTCATAAGCCGTCGCAACGTGGTTCAAACCTTCCAGATTATCTCCGGTACCATCACCGTTCAGCAGTTGGACCTCTTCCTTCAGCGCCAGACCGTACATCAGACGGTTGTTAACATACGATTGCAGCATAGGTGCATCGTCCATCACCTGACGGGATGCCTGAATCCAGTGCGCTACCGTTTTCACGTTGGCTGTGTGCTTGCTGAAGGTGATGTCAGATTCAGGCTTTAGCGCCTTCTCTGCCACGATGTCGGCGCTGTTGGTGAACACTTCTTCGCGCACATATTCCAGTGAGTTACTGGAAATACGACCCTGTGCCAGCAGGTCACGAATGGTCAGTCGGCGCAGGCCCGGCATCAAAATGCCCGGAACCTGCATCGGCTGGATCAGATTGCCCGCTGAAGCTGCATCACTACCCAGCGATTTGTTGAAGGTTTTGGCTTCAAAACTGCCTTTACTGCCGTTCCATGATTTTTGCAGCTCTTCGGCTGCGCGTTCGGCGAATGATTTTTTCTCACCCGGATTTTCAGCGCCGGATGCCAGTTTCTGCTCAAGGTCGAAAAGTCGAGTGCCAGACTTCTGCAGCTCTTCGTTAACTTTTGCTAAATCATCCTGCAGCTGTTTCGAGACTTTGCCTGTGCTTTCAATTTCGGCTTTCTGTGCATCAAACAGCTGTGTCATTTTCGACTGAGACTCTTCGATGGCTTTCTGAATTTGCGCGAGTTCGGACATGTTATTTTCCTAAATTAGAATTGAAGTTCTGCATGCTCTTAAGCAGAGCGTTAATTTGTGCTTCGTTTTCGTCGCCCCCGGACTCGCTCCGAATCGCTGACTTAAACCGGGCTATTAGCCCAACTGCCTGTGACTTGGTGAGTCCGACTGAATCCCTCAGCCAGTTCTCCACATCACGAATGGTTTCAATGCCATCTACGCTTTTCATGGCTGCTACGCCTGCAAGCTCATTGGCCGGGAAGGTGCACACACTGATTTCACGTAGCGCTGCGATATTTTTGAAGATGCGTCCGCTGGTGCCGACTGAGTAATCGTCTTTGTTGACTGAAAATCCAACTGACATACCCTCAACAGTGCCGTGCTGCATCGCAGCTTTAAGGTCGGTTGCGCCACTGTGACCCGGTGTGAGCTGTCCTCTGACATACAGCCCTTTATCATCTTCTGCCAGGCTGTCCCATTTACCGACCGGCAGTTCCCACGTTTTATGATTGAAAAACATCGCCACCTTACGGCTCTGACTGGTCAGCGCGTTTTTAAATGCTCCCGGCAGGATGATGTCGCCGTCAGAATCGGTGTTGTTAAACACGGAGGCATAACCTTCGAAAATCCCTTGTTTACCGTCGCCGGTAAACTTGATTTCGGTCTCATCAAACGACAGCGTTTTTACGATCTCAGCCATCACGGCCCCCATAAAAATTAAGCCCCGACATCGCGGGGCTCTTTGTTATTACCTAAGTCAGTAATCGGCACGTACTGTGCCTGACGCATTGCTACGTCGCCGCCCGGTAAAGGCGGCATATTGTCGGTTCGCCGCATCTCATTAATGGTACGCAGACCGGCTTCACCCATCGCCTTCATGAAGGCTGCGCGGGAAGCTGAATCACCGCGAAGGAGACCATCAAGGTTATGTTCGGCATGGTACCGGCCAACGTCGGACGGCGTAATCAGCCAGCGCTGTATGCTGTTTTCCCAGCGTGATATGTAGGGCTGCAGCGTGTACTGGAGAAATCCGAGATTCTGCTGCTCAATGCCGGTTCCCCAGCTCGTTGATTTTTCAACGTCACCTACAAGGTGCGGAGGAACGCCAAAGAAGCGAGCAAGCTCGCTTACCTGAAACTTACGTGACGCCATCATTTCGGCATCCTGCGGTGTTACGCCAATTGCAGAGGTTGAGAAGCCAGCTTCCAGAATCCACAGCCGTTTTTTAACGGGACCACCAGCAATTTCTTTGAAATTTTCTTCAACCTGCGACCGCTGAGCTTCGGTAAGAACTTTTTCACCGGTGGACAGAATTTGCGGTGACTTTGCGCCATTGGCGAAGAAATCCCGCTGCTGATCTTCCATCGCAACCGCCACGCCCGCTGATTTACAGGCGAAAGCGATCGGCGAAAGCCCCACCAGACCGGTAAAGCCAAATCCTTTGAGGTGGAATATCTCTTTTTGGGCAAAATCAGCATATTCGCTGTCGCGCTGATAGCGATAAACCAGCTTTTTGCCGACCATTTTCACGTCCATATTGGCGGACTGAAGCGGCAGGAGGCTTATCACGTCACCCGCGCCATTTCGCTCCACCAGCGCATAAGCATTACCGTAAAAACAGAGCTGCATTGTCATAGCCTCCCTGAACTCCTGGGCGGTCATGTACTGGTTTGGTGAATACCGAAGCAGCCGCGCCAAAGGGTTGCTCATGTCTACCTTGCTACGGTTATTGCTTTTGTCGGTTTCGAAAACATCAAGCGGTAAACAGGCGGTGAGCGTCGAGATAAGACTTACACAGCGCCACACGGTAGAAATCTGAAGAATTCTTTCATCATTTACAGCAGAATCGCCGAGGTGTCCGTGTGCAGATACCGGCCCGGTTTGCGATCCCTGATTGGGGGTGACTAACCGCCCGCCTACAAACCAGGACTGCAGTTTTGCCCACAGCCCATTATTGGTTCGCAGGTCAATTGTGTATTTTGGTTCTTCCATCACATGCTCAGCGGTCGGAAAATGAAATCTTCAAAGTCACCACCTTGCTCAGTGACCTCCCCATTAGCCGCACCAACTGACATGGTCATCGCGACCATGCCATCAATGCGCCCAGTTGCCTTGGATTTATCGAGTTTTCTGTTACCGGCTGCGTCCTTAACCACCACCGCATTGACCGCGCACATTGTCAGCACCGGATGCATACCGTGCCTGACGCGCCCGTTAAGCATCAGTGATTCCAGGGTATCTACAGCCGGACCCATGTCTTTGAAGCCCTGACCAAACTCAGTAAGCGGCAGCGATAAACCGATCGCATCAGCTTCCTTCCTGAATTGATCTATGCGCCAGCGGTCAAACGCCATTGACGTGAGGTCAAAGTCACCAATGATTTCAGCAATGTCATTTACTACAAAGGCGTAATCCACCGATGCGCCGGGCGTCGTTCTCAGCAGACCTTCTCTTACCCATACGTCATATGGCGCGCGGTCGGTTTTAGTTCTCTCTTCGAGAGTTTTTTCTGGCGTCCAGAAGTAAGGGAAGAAATCCCATACCCCATCATCGGATTCACCGGCGATTACGAAGGCTGTTAAGTCATTACGTGCTGACAGGTCCAGACCTGCATACCACTTTCTCGGAGTGTTAAGCGGCTGTCCGCCGCAAATCTCCCATACGTTGCGGGAAATGAACGGTGATACCGTTGATACGCGCTGATTTAAATTCAGGTTGCGAAATGTGTTCTCAAAACTTGGCATGCGTCCGGCCTTTTCAGCCTGCCGTGCCATATCCTTTTCAGAACGGAAAGTTCCGAGCGCCGGATTTGCCGCCACCCAGGATTCGCGCTGGCTTATGTCTGCATCTTTGGGTGCTTCGTAAACATGGCAGACTATATGCGGGTCTTTCGACTTCACCGCATCATCTATCCAGATGCTCAGCAGGTCTGCATCATTTGCCGCCTGTGTGCTGATAACTATCAGCAGCGGGTTTTCATGAGCGCCCTGAGCCGTGGTGATCGCGTCTATGAAATCATCCTGCGGCCCGCGCACCTGACCGGTTTCATCCAGGATTGCCAGTATTGGAGACAGGCCGTGCGTTGTTTTCCCTTCCGCCGAAAGCGCGCGGTAAATCACGTTGCAGGGCAATCCAATAAGTTTTTTCCCACTGGGTGTGATGTGAACGATGTCTTTAAGCTCAGGGCTGAGATTTACCATTTTCACGGCCAGCTCAAAAACTATTGATGCCTGCTCACGACTCAGTGCACCGCTGACAATCTGGGAGTTCTGTTTAGCTTCCGGACCCACCAGGTGGGCCAGCATGATCCCAGCAATCAAACCTGTCTTGCCGTTTTTACGAGCAATACTGAGTATCGCCATGTCGGTTCCGACTGGGTTGTCATAGGTATCAAGGATGAAATGTTTCTGGAACGGGTCTAGCCGCATGGCCTGACCTACAAGATTGCCTTCTGGCACGATGCAATAGCGCTCAATGAACGCTATAACACGCTCACCTCGCGTCATAAGTTGTTATCCGTGTTTGGGGAAAGCGATCAGATTATCTTCTTCATCGGCATGCTGCGTTTTTGTATTTCGCGCGGCGCGATCATTCTGATTTCGGTTTTTCTGGTCGCGGCTCTCACCATTCGTAGCGTGGGAATGAATTTGCAGATCACGGCGCTGAGCGAGGATGGTTCGCTGTAACTCGGTAATTTGCTTACGCAGGTCTTTAATTAGCCCTTCATTACGCTCTTCACCACGGATACGTTCTTCTTTACGTAAATCTTTGCGTAAAACGGTTATATAGAGCTGATTATTTGCCAATTCCACAGCGGCAAGCAGGTCTGCTGGCGTCCAACTATCCAGAGCTTTCGATCTGATGTTGTCATGCCAGAACGGTTCGGCTTTTTTTTCCAAACCCGCATGGGACGGGGGCGCGATGGTGTCCACTGTCGCATTTTGCATGGCCTGAACCGCCGCAGTCGAACTGTCCGAACGGGTTCTTTTTTCTGCCATTTGTCAACACCTTTGACTCTTAGAAAAATGGAAAAAATCGGGTTAGCGTTAAATCAAAAGTTAGGCGTCGGTCATTTAGGGCAAACGGTTTGAAGATTTACCCTCCCCCCACCAACAAATGAGAATCAATATCATTTCAAGTGGGGGTGATTTCACTTGGTGATATGTTCACGGTCATCGCATTGCAGCTCTGCACCAATCAATCCAAGTGCAATAGCCGCTTCGCCGTCTGGGTAAGAAGCCATCAAATCACGAATACATTGCGCGGCATCCTTTACTTTCTTCTGACTCTCATCAGGTAGTGAAGCGATGAGCCCTTTGAACATCAGGATCGTTTGTTGGTCTTGTGTCATTACTTACTCCAGTGAGACGCCGGGTCGAGTGGATAGCCGTTGGCATCACAGCCAATGACAGTGCCGCTGTTCTCCATTCTCTGTTTGGTTGAATCGTGATGCGGCTTGCACAGTGGCTGCCAGTTCCCTTTGTCCCAGAACAAGAGCTGTGCTTTCGATATCGCCAGCGGGTTGCCGGACTTAAGCGCGTCTTTCAGCTTATGAGGTTCGATGTGGTCAACGACTGTGGCCGCTGTGATTCTTCCCTGCTGATCACACATCGCGCATAGAGGATGTTGCTGCAGGAATCGCAATCGAGCTTTATCCCATCGGCTTCCATAGATGCGTGGCTCTTTGTTCATGCCAACCTCCACGCTCTTCTTCGTTCGGTCCTCGGCTCGTTGTCCGGGTGTCGCTCGACTGTTGGCAGGTCAGCATGATCTACCAGTGAATAGCATGGGTAGATAACGCGACCACCACAAGCATCACTAACAGCGTAATCCGCAGCCATTGTGT